ATCTACAGGAGTATTACAAGATAAAAAGGTTTCTATATCAATTAATATAGATTTTTGTAAATTATGATAAACAGTAAATTCTATAGGCAAATCAGTTTCTCCTGATGCACTTAAAACTAACTTATATTTACCATCTTGATTAATAGGCAATAGTACAGTATCTCCGCTAACTATGTTACCAGATTCTACTACAGTTTGTTTAGTACCACAAATACTATATAATACATAATCAGTATCTTGAGATACACTTAGATTATATATATCTAATTTTCTTTCAAATGTATTTAGAATTGCCATATTTCTTTAGTAAAAATGCCCTTAACGGTTAAGCTAAGGGCATTATATTAACAACAATATTTAATATGTACCCCTTAAAAATACATTAGTTACCTGATGTTCCATCATTATCAGTTCCACTACCTGCACCAATTTCTTGACCAGCAGTTGTACTAGCATAATTAGGAAATACAGCAGCTAAGATAGTAGCAAGACCATCAGCATTAAAAGTAGAAGCACCGTTTACAGTAGCTAATACAAGTGAATTACTAGATACGTGTCTTTTATTTACTGGACCACTATGAAAAGCGTCATATAAAAGAGTAGTTACATCATAACGAGCAGCAACTACTTCAGAAGGAGCACTAAAGTGTTCAGCACCATATTCAATATAATTACCATCACCTTCTTCAATATTCATTTCCTTTTCCATTACTGCAATAGCAGAAGCAGCACCGATACCATAAACAGGAGCAGTAGTTTGTACTATAGAAGCACCAGCCCACATACCATCCAAAGCAACTTCAATTTGTACATCTTCTAATTTAGGAGTAATAGTAATACCAAAATAAGTACTTGTACCGTCTTTTACTTTAGTAGCAGTAACACCACCAAATGCAGTATGAGCATTTAATTTAGCTACAATAGCATCAACCGCTTGTTCCGAAGTCATACCGGCTGTTTTATAAACATCAGCATGAATAGCTGGAATACCAAATCTACTAGAATAAGTAGTATCTAGTACTTTAACACTTATATCTCCTGTATTTTCAAAAGCAAGAGTAAGTGGAGCAGTTATACCACCTACAGTAATAACAGGTTTTGTAAATGCACGAGAATTAACTCGATTTAAATCTCTTAAATTACGAGGTACATCAAAAATAGAAACTTTATTTCCTGCTCTACCTACAGCAATTCTTACATTTTTAGAATCTCCTAATGCAGCAGCAGCATTAGTTACATCACCTAAAAGGAAAGTACCTTTACTAGGATTAAAAATACCTATAGCACCTTGAGCCAAAAGACCCCATTCACCAGCAGCTACAGTACCTCCACCTTGTTTAGCACCATAAGCTACATCTTTTAATATACCTATTTTATTCATAACTTAAAATTTAATTATTCAATTAATATATTTTCTTTCTTATAAGTATCATAGCTTTGGGATGATAGTATATTTTTAATGTAAGCAACTGTATTTACTAAAATCTCATTTAAGCTATTATCACTCATATTTATGTTCGAGTTCAAAAGTAAGTCTGCTAATAAGGGTTTACAAATATATGTAATTTTAACCCCTCCAATTACCACATTTTGAATTTTATCGATCTGCATTAAATTACCGTAAACCCTGCCAATAAGGGAACGAAAGGAACTTTTGGATAAATGGGAATTTTTGTTATCACTAAAAAATTCATCATCTATTAACCTTACTTTACTATTAAGTGGGTAATTAACACTACTATATTTATCTATAATAGTAGAAGTAGTAACACTATTAGTAGCAATTCCATTAAACGTTACAACACTATTAAATACCTGTTCTTTAGTATATAATACAAAAGTATTAGGAATATAATCATTTCTATCAAACTCCCAGTATAAGTTAAAGGGAGAGGAAAACATAGTTTTTAATTTTGTATTAAGTTTGATTTTTAAAGCTTTATGAAGCATAAAAACTTGTTTTTTAAAATCAATACTTTTAAGATAACCTTCTGGTAATTCAGTATAATTAAATATAGTTTGTAAACCTTCTATTGTAGTAATTTGTACTTTAAAAGAAGTTAGTATATCTGCATTAATATCTATTTTAATTTCTGTTCTATATAAAGTCTCTTTAGCATTTATAATTTTAACACAATCTTTTGCTAACATTACGTCAGTTCTGATTGGTATATATAAATCAGAAGGTAACGACACTATGCCGTTACCTTCGTCATTAATATGTGCATAGAGCACAGGAGAAGTTTTCACTAATTCCTTTAAATCTACTAATCTTTTAGTAGTATCCTCAAAACCTTCTTGTTTAACGTTAGAATCAGGACTAAGTTTTTTGTTTATATACTTTAATACTTCTTTATTAATAAACCAATCTAATTCTTGAGGAAGTACATCTGCATCAGCAAAAGTATTTAGTTCTTGTAATTCTAAATTAATACCTACATGAAGTTCTTGAGTTGTCATATTACAATGATTTTAGTCTAGCTAGAACAGCAGTTTTTATATCTAATGCTTGTCCTTCTGTTGCATTTTTAAAATAAATAACAGCATCTTCTAAAGTACTACCTAAGAATACTTCTTGATTATCTCCATAATAAAAAACAGTAGTATTAGCAGGATTAGTGATAATACCTTTTTCTACTGCTTTAAGTATAGTGGCTTTAATCTTAATATTTTTATCAGTAGCCATTTGAATAAATTTCTCTGGATCGGATTCAACAAAACCAAATAGAACCATGTGCTTTTCATCTATAGTTTCATATAGTTCAGGTATCTGCTTAAATACTCTTAATAAAGCATCAACTAATATTTCATCAGTAATAATCTTACTGAATTCTTCATTAGCTTTAAGCTTATTAGTCATTTTGTTATGTTTGATAGAAGTTTCAGCAGCTTTACTATATAAATAGAAATAAATTTTAGGACTTTTATTTACATCTTTAATAGAATTAGCAACTCTACTGTAAACTAAGCAATATCTAAATAAAATATAATCAGAAAGACCTTCTATACATCTTCCTTTTTTACTAAATTCCCCCTTATCATCAAAACTTATAGCATTAGAATAAGCATCTGCATCTACTTTATTATCAAATTCTAAAGTAAAATTTAAAATTAAACCAGATAAAGCACCAGCATTAGTACCATCAGCAGGTACAGGTACACCAATATTATTCCAATATTCTCTAACTCTCATACTGAACATATTATCAGTAACACTAGTACCAATAATGTTAGGAAGATAAATTTTTTCTTCTTCTGTAGTTAATCCAGATAATGGAGCTTTATTCTTTATACTACTACCTATTTTATAGTTATGATCTAATCCATCATCCCCTGGGAGACCTTTTAAACCTGGTTTTCTCCTAACAGATAGTTCTAATCTTGATATATATTTACTCATAATTCTTTTTTTTGTTTAAAAAAGGAGCAGCATTTTTAACTGCTCCTTTTTACATTATAAATTAGTTTATTTAATCTTTACTTATGATAAATCACAAGTCAACTTCAAACAGTGAGTATTTCTACGAATAGAAACACCTAGAGTTTTCATGTAATGAACAGAAGTCTTATCTTGATCGGTAGCTAGATTCAAAGCATTACCTTTGTAATCTCCATAGCTATTTCCTTTCAATAAAGCCATACCTTGTTCAATACCTCTTACCATTGAACGTCCTTTTTGGTTTACCATTTGTACGTTACGAACTCCATCGTAAGTACTCATATCTACGAAATACATTTCGTAAGAAGTCAATGGATAACCTGAAATAGGGTGTTTAGGGGAGTTTTCTGCCCTAGAACCATAATCCAGCAAAGGAAGCGATTTTAAAGTGATTGTATGCCCATCTACGTGACGATAAGTAGTAAAGTAAGCACCGAAAGCAAGATTATGTCCACCAGCAGAACCAGTAACAAATTTATCAGCAACATTACCACTTAGCAATACATCCCATCCACTACGACTACCATTAGCTTCGCCTTTAATAGATTCATCAAATTCTCTTGCACCTCCAATACCTGTGTACAATACAACATTCATTGCATCAGTATCACTAGCACCATACAATACATCACCAATAGTATTCTTTAGTTTTGTAGTTGTAAGGAAACCATAAGTATCTTTGTTAGGGATTTGATCATCAATACCAGCACCAATAGGAATAGCAAAACCAGTTTCTTGGTCAATTGTAGTAATCTGACCTTGACTGTTTCTGTTATATTTACTCCACCATAAATGTTCTTCACAAGCTTCTTTAAATTGAAGTTCATGTTGGTATTCTTCCCAAGGCATCCAATAGTTAGTAGTAGTTCCATTAATATTAAATTGGAATTCTACTGTTCTATTTGAAATATTACCACCAATCTCATAAGACTTACGAAGTATAGAGATTTGGTTTTTAATTTTTCCAGGAGCCTGTTTGTTACTTTCGTTACCACTAGAGTAAGCTTCAGAAACAGGAGCACCACCCGTCATACTCCAACGAGTATTTACTAATAATTCACTTGCAGGACAGAATTCAGAATCCTCCCTGTAAATTAATTGGAGACGGTATTTATATCCCTGACCAACTTTTGTAGGTTTGTCTACAATCCTTGCTTGAATACCATTTGGAGATATAATAATATGTTGTTGTTTCAACCAGTTACTTTTGAATGTTACTTCAAAAATAGCACCATATTTACCTATCTCGGCATTACTAGCATATTCATGGGATATAACAGCATCAGACTGTTTCAATCTACCCATAACAGGCCAATTGTATTCTATATCCTCAATTCCTTCTACTCTTGTTCCACCTTGTTGACCTTCAGTTAAGAAAGTAAGAGGAAACCTTTTACTTACACTACCAACTAAGTGAGTGATTACTGGGTTAAGAGTATCGGCTTTAGTTAGACGCATTTGTGCAAGCGAGTTATTGGTAGTAAATCCGTTACCATCAAAGGTTTCGTGAACTACTACTCTACCACTATCTTGATTAATTAATGTGTTACTCATCGTTTTAAAATTAAATTATTATTATTTTGGTACAATCATGTCGAGTGTTATATCTTTAGGTTTACTATTTCCTGTACCTTTATTAGAATAATTCTCTAGTTTTACTTTAGCACTTCTATTGATTAAATCACGAAGTCCATTTACTTTTAATGTATTAGCTTTATTTTTTACTAGTTCTCCTAAATTATAACCTTTAAATTGTAAAAATCTTAAAGTTAAATCTTCTTGAACAGATATAGCTTTACTATCTAAATCAGCTTGAGTCAAATTTCCTTTTACTGGTTTAGTCAAATAATCAAAGAACTTATCCTTATCTTCATTACTAATAGACATTTCTTTAAGTTCACCTTTTTTAATAGTATTTTCAACTTCAGTCCAATAACGTTCAGCTTTCTCTTGTTTAGCTAATTCAGCAGCTTCAAAGTCAGCTTGTCTTTGTTCTGCTATTTCTTTTTGATGATCTTTTAAATCTCCTAAAGCAAATTTCAATTCATCATCTACTTGACTACCATCTTTAATTCGTTTAATATTTATAGCAATACGTTCATCACTATAATTTTTTAATTTAAACGATTGTTTGATATAAGCAATCTTTTCAGCTTCAGATAACTTTGCAGTATCTACTTTAGAGTAATCTACAGTTTGTTGAAATGTATCTAATGGTTTACCAGCTAACAAATGTTTTGCAACTTCCATTAATGTAGGATTACTGCTGATAAAATTATTTTGCCTTTCCATAGCTTTATGTTCAGCTACATCATTAGCAAATTCAAACAAACCTTCATCAGAATCTTCATAAGTCTTTATACTACCATCTTCATTCTTAAATTCAAAGCCTGATTTCTGGTGTAATACATTTACAGCGGAACTTTCTGCATCCAATTGGGCTTTAGTCTTAACGATTTTACCCTCATCATCTAATAGATTTCCTTCTGCATCTAACTTATTTTCATCTTCATCACTAGAAATATCTTTTAATACATCAGCAAAAGCCTTAACGACTTCATTACTTTCATTAACAATATCTCCATTTGTATTAAATCCTTTACCTTTATACTTTTCTAATAATTTAGATTTTAAAGCACGATTTTCTTCTGTTAAATCATCTTCATTATTTAAACTAACAAAAAAATCTTTAACTTTTACTTCTGTGTCTCCTGAAGGCGGGTCATTAGGAGGAGTAGCAGCAGAAGTAGTAGGAGGTGTACTAGGTACAGGAGGTTCATTACCTTCAGATCCTTTAGGTGCTGGTGGATCACCAGCAGGAGGAGTATTAGGTTTAAATTTTGGGTCCTGATTTAGATAATTATCTAAATTTATTTCAGGTTCTTGTGCATTATCTGCCATAACTTTATTTTTTTAATTAGAATTAACTTTAGTAGCTGCGGCTCTCACCTTAGCATTAGTTTCCTTTTCTTTTCGCTTTTGATCTTGTTTGTCTAAATTTAAATTTTCATTGTCTATTTTAATTTTATGGTTATTCATTTTTATAGTTTCAGCGTCTTTTACTAAATCCTTATTTTCATTATTAGTTTCTACTGGTTGATTTTCTTGTCTTAATAGTTCAACATCAATAGCTTTATTATATTCAGTATCTACTTTATATTTTTCTTGTTCTCTATTAAGTTGTTCACTTTGTCTCTTATCATCTTCTATAGCTTTTAGAGTTTCATTTTTATCTCTCTCCATAGCATCAATACGTTGTTGCTCTATTTCTTCCATTTTAGTAATGAAATGTTTCCCTTTAGTAAAATTGGTGGTGTCTATCATTTCCATAAACATTCCTGCTTTTCCACCGTTTTGAGCAAAAGCAAAAGCATAATCTTTTAATGCTTGAAGCTTTTCAGTTTCTTCTGAACTATTTCTTACAAATACACCAAACTCACTTTCCATTCTTCTTAGAGCATCATCAGGTGCTATTTCTAAGAAAGCTTCTCTTTGTTCACTATTTATGTATTGTCCTTTCTTACCGTCTATATAAGCTAGTTTAGATAAATCTAAATAACCAGCATAGTCTTTTTCTTGTAACTTTTCAAACTTACGATTTAATTCTTCACTTATAATAGCACTTCTAAATATAGCTTGTTCATTAACTCCTTTACCATCACTAGAATTAGTATCTCCATATCTTTGTCTATTCATTCCAATAGAATCCCACCAATCTAATTTAATTTCATTTAATAATTTACCCATATCATTGATATAAGTACCTAATCCTCTATCAACTACTTTAATAGCACTTAAAGCCATTTGAGAACCAGAACTACTGTCATCAACAACCATATAACTATTAGCATCTGCATAATACATATGCTTTTCTTCATCCCAACCACCTCTACCTTTAGGTATAAGACTTTGAGGCATAATCATTACTTTATCTTTATTCTTATTAATTATTTTTTCTCTTTGATAACTAACTACATTATATAAAGCTTGATAAGTTTCCCCTGTTTTGATTATACTTTTTACTTCTCCCGAAACCGTACGCATTACACGCCCGTTGAACGATAATTTTTGTAAAGACTTGTTATTTAATGCCATCCTATTATAAGGCAGTTCCCTGACGTTCCAATAGTGTCCTTCCTCGGCCAAGCGATACCCCTCAATAACTACGGAAATCCAACTCCATTCAATGGACATATCCCCATTTTCCTTATTCAATTTATAAGTATCATCTACATCTATCTTTTGAATCTGTCCTAACTTATCCATATAAGTTAATTCACCGACCTTTTGCCATCCTTTCCATTGAACATGAAAGTATTCCAAACCTTCTGCTACATTAATTCTACTAGTAGAACGAGCAGTAGGAGCTTCTGTACCCATATATTGAGTAGGCATTACAACAAAACCTCCTCCAGTACCTACATTATTATTAGATAAAACCTTATTTAAATAATCTATAGTATGAGGTTCTAATACATCATGAAATTTATCTAATATTTCATGTACAGGAGCAATTCTACGTCTTACAGCCCAAGGACCGTCTTCAATAAAATTAGAAGTCATTTTTTTAGGAAAAGCAAGTTCTTCAGCAGGAACCCATTCAGCATCAATATCATTAAAGCTTATTCCTTTATAAGTAAATGCTCTACCAGCAACAATCCAATCTTCATATACATCCTGATACATATCATCTAGTTCTTTATCATACTTGATAAAATCTAAAGTCTCTTGACCAGTTATTATTCTATTCTCATTAAATTCCCTATCATACTCCTCCATTACATTCTTTAAGGGGGGTAAGTCTTGACTCTCATGTCCTGTTATTAAACCTAAAGCATTAAGTTCATTCCAAGCTTTTTGAGTGTACCAATTTTTTACTTTAATATTTAAACCTTTCTTATATACAGCTTCATCACCTTTATTAACTTCTAATACCTGTATATTTTTAAATCTCTTTCCAAATTCTCCTAAATATAAATCTCTAACAGGACTTAGTATATTAGCATTTCTAAGCTTTGCACCAAATCTTTTATATTTTTCTATAGTAGTATTATAAGGATTAAGAATATAGTTATAATCTTCATCATTTATCTCACCATCTACTAATCTCTTTAGCCTAAGTATTTCTTCGGCATCTTTAGACCATTCAGCATTTTCGATCAAATAATCAATAGATACTTCAAGCATATTCTTGCCTGTAATCTTATCCCTTCTTATTTTTTCTGCCGATGATACTTTCTGAACTGGAAAAACACTCATATATAGTAGTCGTTAAAATAGTTCTCTATCAAAAATATTATTACTGTTTGCTTCAACAGGTCTAGGTTTATATATCTCATTATGAATAGTTTCCTTCATATCATACATCATAATTAACATCGCGGAAACCCTATCAAAGTTACCTTTAAAGTTAAATTTCAACAATTCCAACAATAAAGCTTCATCATATATACAATGTAAATTTAGTATTATATTACCAAATTTATCTACCCCTCTTTGAGTAAGTAACCAATCACGTAGATATACCACACCTTTTTCCTTTCTTGCCGTATTCATGGACATACCTTTCTTACGGGCAGTCTTTTTAGTCTCTACGTCTTTTTGAAATAATAAATCCGGTTCATCCGCTAGCCAATCCAATTTATCATATTGCTTGGCATAAGCAAATATATCACCCCTATCATTCTCATATTGTAGAATACAATTATAATATTCCAATAAATCAAATAATATCTTATTATATTGAGCAGTAGTTTCAGGTCTACCAATAAAAGAAGCTACTAACTTATCTCCCATATCAGTACCATTTTCATTATTTACTCTTTTATAAATATAAGTAGCACCTAATGAATCTCTACCAGTAACATCTTTTCCATCTTTAGGCAAAGCGAATGGATCATGTTCTGCTCTATATAAACCTTCAGGTATTATACCAGTTGCTCTATCTCTATAAGGATGTTCCCATATAACAACACTACCGTACGGGTCATCTTCTTTCTTTAAAGGAAAATTAAATATAGGTGTATGATAATCATTTAAAGCAGCCCCCTCTAAGAATATCTTATCTTTAAATATAACTCTACCTTGATTATTTCTAACAAGAATACCACTTCTAGTTATAGCTTTAATAGCAGGATCTTTCTTAACCTTTCTTAATTGTTCTTCTATTTGTACAGAAGGGAATATGTTTGTTTTACTTCTACTAAAAGCTTCTTTAGGATTAAACGGTTCTTCCATTATATAATCCGAAAGTTTACTAGCTTTATTACTTGCTTTCCTTAATTCTCTTTGATACAGTTCATAACTAATACCACCTCTTACATCACTATTACCGTGTATATCAAAGAATCCTTCTTTACCCATATAACTAGGAACAAAGAAACCACATTCAGTTCCTCTTTCATCTTCATCCCATATATTATTAAAGGCAAGGAATCCTTCTGTACTAGGGAAATAAAATAAATCTTCAAAAGCTTCCCATTGTTTATCTTCACCACCACCAGTACCAAATACAATCATAAGACCAGTAGTAATAACACCAGCACGTAATGTAGGTAATGTTGAGGTTAATACTTTATCTAATATAGGATTCTTACCAGATTCTTCTATTAGCATAAACTTACAATCCTTTCCTCTTAAAGCACCAGGATTATTAGGAGCAAAACTAGCTGCAAATATACTACTTAAAAATCCTTCTTCAATACCCAATCCATCATTACGTTTGAATCCAAATTTAATTACATCTTGTTTATCTATTAATCTTCTCTTACTCCAATCAGTATTACCCGCTATATGTTGTAAATAATTATTAGCCATAGTCATAGTACCTCCAGGATATAAACTATCAGCATGGAAAGCACCTAAACCAGTAACACTATTCCTATATAAATCTGCTTTATCAGCAGCTAACCAACCATTCTTATAACTATACCCCTTCCTTCTAGCTTTAGCTACAACTAAATGCTTACCTCTTTTCCTAGCTAATTCAACAGCTTTAAAGAAATAATAATCACTATCTAAGAAAAAAGGTAAAGCTTTTATTTTATTCCCCTGTAATTCTCCTAGTTCTTCATCAGTAGCACCATTACGTAACATTTCTCCAATCTTGTCAAGAGTTTCTCTCTCAACACGCATGATAGGAGCATAATTTAAATAACCATAATGTTCACCAGTAATATGTAAATCTTGAGTACAATAAGTACCATCCTTTCTTTTAACTATTAAACAAGGAGCAGTGTAACCTTCTTTACGTCTACGTTCTTCTTCATCCCAAAAAGCATCATATTCCTTCTTATCATAAACAGGATGAAATTTAGTATAAACTCCATGTTTTTCAAAATACTTGCCAGCAGGACTTAAAAGTTCTGTATTATAAAATACACAATCTATAAATTCCACTAGTTTATCATTCTCTAGTCCTTCTGCATAAGTAAAAGGAAAATCGAATACCCCCAAACTAGAATCGTGTTCTAGTTCAACTAAAACACGATTTGGAATACTTTTTAATATATCAAAACTTTTATAATCCTTATGCATTTATTCTATTTATATAGCAGTACCGTTATCTATACGTACTCCATTCATTAATATATAATAACCTATATGATCTTTATATACAGGATATATCTTACTATGAATACTAACTAGATTCAAATTTGCCACGTCCTCCTCCCCTATATAAAATACTGTGGAGAAGGCAACCCCATTAGGGGTTTCTATTTTTGTAGGCTCTATTACTTTTATATGCGGTCCATTCATATCACACTTTCTATTTTAATTCGATTCCATTCAATTATTTCTACTTCATGTATATTTAAATACTTATTAATACCTGCATTGTAAGCAAATAATTTATCACTTTCCATATCTCCTACCATAATAGAATTACGTAAATCTATCTCATGTTCTATAGCTAAATCAAAAGCCATTCCAGGATTAGGTTTTCTATTATAATCTACCATATTAGGACAATAATTATAGTTGATAGTTCCTTCAGGTAGTTTTAATAATTTTTCTATTTTAGCACAAATAGTATTAATCTTTAATTCAAATGCAGCAGTACTAACAAATCCAGTTTGAATACCTCCTTGATTAGTAACAATACATATTATATAATCATTTGAATAAAATGTTTTAATACATTCTAAAGTTTTATCAATAAATTTCCAATCTTCTCCATGTAAAGGAAATTCTCTACCACTTCTAGTAGTAATCAATGTACCATCTAGGTCACAGAATAAGGCTTTTTGCATAATTAAGCTACGTTAGTTAAATAATGATGTTTTAATAATCTTTCTATTTCAGTATGCATATATCTAACAGGAACCAATTTAGGTTCTTCATTAGGTCTAATATGATATATATTTAATCCATTTTCAATTAATCTATATCCCCACCTCATCATTATATAAGCATATAATGTTAATTGTAAACTATATAAATTACCCTTACATTCTTGTAAACTATCTATAGGTGCTAATAGTCTGTCATCTGTCTGAACATATACATTACTCTTAACCCATTTGCCCTCTGCATTTTTAACCTTCTTATAATAACCGCTATTAAAATGAATAACATCTTTATTAGTTTTCCAATCTAATATAGCAAATTGCTTGCCTTTAACTATAAGAACATCTATCATTCCAGCAATTAAAAAGGTTGTACTATATATTCGCTTTTCAGCATATATGGTACAACCTTTATTTATATAAAACATTAATTTCTCATATATAACAGGAAATCTAAATTGTAATCCTGTAGCATCTAAATCATGTTTTGTTTTAAATTCAATTAATTCATGAGAACCAGGTTTAATAGGATTAATGAAATCATTAGTTTTTCCTTTTTCATCCCTCTTACTTAAATTAATATCTTGTTCTAATTTATCATGTATTTTATTTCCTCTAGCACAAGCAATATCAGTTAACTCTTGCCAATCCTTTACAGTTTTACTAACCTTATTAACTATTTCAGGATTTCTATATAAAGCTTCTAAACTATAAGGATAACTATTTACCTTAATAAATAACTCTTC